ATTTCTTTATATTCCCTAAAGAAAATACTTCTATGGATGAAGAATCCATTATTATACGTCAAATAAGAAAAGAAAATCAGGAAAGAGCTAATTTTTTAAATAAAAGAGCAAAAGAAAAGTTTGAAAAAGAAAGATATGAACATCATAAAAAAACTATTGAAGAATTTGAGAAAAAAGCCATTACAAGTAAATTATAATTGACCTTCATTCATTCCCATTGCTTGGGTAATATAAGGTCTTAACATTTCTACCGCATTGATAAGTTCTTGTTTAGATTCTTTGCTAGCAGCCAATATAACATTTTCGGTTAACCTAAGAAATTCTGGATCTGCTAATAATTTACTCAAACTTTTTGCTCCAAATATCCCTGCGCTTGTCTTTAATAATGGCCAGGGATTACCCACTAGCAAGTTTGCTATTCCGTTAAGAGCTTGCACCATAATTGTTGCATCAATAGCAGCAACACCCGATTGTGAAGCATTATAAAATTTTTGTGCTGCTTCTGCTAATTTTCCTGCATTTTTTTGCAATCTTTCAAGTCTTTTAAATGCTTGAGGAGCTAATATTTCTTTTGCTATATCCTTATTGTTACCTTTTTCCAATAATTTTGAAAACGTACCTAATTTTGCTTGTTGAGATGTGCTGTCAATTAAATTATCTCCAATCATTTTATCTAATTTAAAACGGCGTAAATCATCAAATATTTTTTTACCTTCAGGGGTTTTAGATAAAATATTTTCCATATTTCTTATCCCTTGAACGCTGTTCATTCTATTCATTAATTGCACAGGATCTTCAGCATTAAGCATTTGACTGGTTATTTTATTCCTAAATGTCTTTGCGTGCTTAGAAAATCTTTTATTAGCGTTTACATAGTTTTTAACAAAAGGGATATTATCTTTTCCGTGAGAAATTATCGCTCTATCCAATTCCCCCACAATTCCTTTCAGAAGTTGCTTAGCACCACCTTGAACCTCATAATTAATGATGTCATTCAAAGCTATCTTATTGTTCATTAAATCTTTAACACTAGCTAGTTTTAGATTACCATCTGGAGTGTACAAGTCCTTTTTAACTTTGTCTAAAGTGTTTATGACTGCTTGTTGTTCAGCTGATTTTATAGATCCAGGCTTTAACTCTTGTTCTATATGTTGAATGGCATTTGCTAATTTCCTTGAGTCAACAAATGAATTTTCTTTTAAAGCCTTGTTAGCATTCGCATAAAGTTCTCTTGTTGCTGCAAGATCTGCTTCTCGAATAGACTTCATACCCTCTCTAGCTATCTCACCCGCTTCATGCATGCTAGCTATGCGAGATTCTCCTAGCGAATCAGCTAAAGCTTTATATTCTTCTTTTATCTGAGTTGTTATACTTTTTCTAAGTTCATCTAATGGTTTACCAGTTAATCCAGACTGTGCCAACCTAGATTGTAATGTTTTTATCAAATTGCTATCGGTAATAGTTCCAATATCTGCTTGTATTCCAGAATTTCTAAAATCTCTAATAAGATCTTTTTGTAAGTCTATCTTTTCTTTTTTTGGTAATATTGTTTCACTTTGTTGTTTTATTTTTTCCTTTGGCACAAATTTAGCTGCTGTTTCTGCTAAAAATTGCTTAGGCTCAGTAATTAATCGTTTTGCACCTTTTGCAACTCCTGCTACTCCACCACCTGCCACATCTCCAATAATAGCCGATGCCATTGTGCCAATAGGGCCATAATTACCCTCTTCCGCATTCTGGAGCGCACCTCCTGCACCTATTCCTCTCAAGACTTCCGTTCCTGTTGGTGCTATAGCTTTAGCTACGTCTTTAGCTGTTGTCCCAGACTTGGCCAAATTAAATAATTTTGCAGGGTTCTTTAGAAAACCAGCCCAAGTCGCCGCTTTTTCAAGCATCCCTTCAGGGTGTAAATCAGCCCCTGTAGCTTTTTCTACTAGAGATCTCACGCCTAAATTGAGAGGTTCTTTTAGATCTTTTTTATCAGTAAATAGATTTTTTGCTCTTTCCGGATAAACATCATTTAAAAGTTCGCTAGTAAATAGTTCTCCTGCTGCTTCTTGACCTCCAGGAATCGATAGTGGTGCTACTGCCACCTCATATGGTAACGCTGCCGATTCTGCTGCACCCAAGGCAAATTGAGTAGCGCCTCTAGCCAATCTCTCCATGAAAGATTTTTTAGGCTTATTCTGTTTAAGGAAGGAAGTTATTTCCTCATCTGAATAACCTGCATTTTTAGCTCCTTCATAATCAAAATTTGGTGAGCTCATAAATTCATCTCATGAATGTGGTTAATGAAGGCCTTTCATTTTTACTGGATTTACTACCTTTCGGTTGATCCGAAACAACATTTTGAGAATTTTGAATAATTCTTTCCATTGCAGATAGAATGCCCTCAGCTTCATCATCACTAATAGCTGGATCGTAAAGTCTTTCAGCTAATGTTTCAAATTCTTGTTTATTCCTAATAGGTATGTTGGAAGCTAAACTAATTAATGATTTTCCCAGTTGTTCATATTCTCCAGCATCTTTCCTTGCTTTAGGTGAAAATAGTCTGGTAATTTGACTTCCCCAACCCAAATTATCCTGTTTTCTTAAATCTCTCATACGCTGAATGGTTTCTAAAGCCCCCTCAAGTTCTTTTCCTTTTTGCATGGACTTAGTATCAACTTTTTCACCTTTTAATGCGGATGCGGACATTAATTCCCGTATTTTAGGGTTTTGTATGCCTGTAACATGGACACCCTGACTTTCTAAAGCTTCATTCTCACCTTTCAATGCTTCCGCTGCTGCTTGTTTTTCGAAATAATTTCTGATTCCTTCGGCAAGTTGATCTCCGATCAACTTAGCATGATTTTGTCTAGGCTGATGAGCCTGTATGATTTGAACCATCTCTTCCCCCTTAAAATCCGCCTAATGCATTCATAGTCATATTTGCTCCTTGAGCAGCTCCCTGACCTCCACCTGTGAGAAATCCTGGGATCATTCCACCAAAAGAGCCTAATGATTCTAGAAAGCTGTTCTGTTTAGGTCTTTTTTCTGCCAATCCGCTTTCAAATGGTCTCTGTTGCATTAAAGCTTGGCTATACGACATTAAATCTTGTAGAGCTTGCCTTGTTAATCCTTGTCTTTGGGATTGCAATTGACTTGCAAAGTCCTGTGCTGCTGAAGTAGCTGCATGTTGAAATCCACTTCCCTTTCTTCCACCTAATCCCATCCCACTAAATTTTGAAGATATACCGCCCATTAATTCATTAAATTGACGTAAGGCAGGCGCTTCTATTTCACCAAATTGTGACTGATCACCCATTGCCAACTTTGATAAATAACTATTTGGATCTAGATGTGAAAACATCTGCGAATACAAATCCATTTGCTCAGGTGTGAATTGCTGTACATTGAATTTTCTATATCCAGAAGGTATTTTTTCTTGCATTCCTTGCACTCCAGATGGGTTTCCTGATGATGAAAATGCACCTTGTGGAAGTCCTTGCATTAGTTGTGACATAAAGCTCATATATACCTCTTTTTTTTATTTATACATCAGATAACCATTCTAAAACAAGAATACCATTTTGGACCATTGGGGGTGCACCTGATTGTATAATAACAATATTTAATGGATCTAAATAGAACGAAACTTGATTCACAATAGGTAAATTTGATCCCGGTATTAAACCATACCAATTAATTCCATCTGTATACATGCCATACATCCGAGTAAAAGTAGGCATAAGATCAAAATTAATCCCATGCAGAATAGTAGTAGGTGATGTAGTAAATGTGTATACCTGTCTTGATCCTTGCTGTTTTCTATTCCTATCAAAATACCATGCTTCACCCGTAACAATTGGTTTATTTGTAGGGAATAAGCCTGAAACCCTTGAATTTACTGCATTTGCTATGTCTATATAAGCTTTATTAATCTCGACAGACATCTTGGTTAAATCAGGAGGAAAGCTTCTTGATGTGCGTAAAAATGGCGATTGAAGCATAAATACCTTAGCAAAGTAGTTCTGACGGATAAACTTCTAAGATAAAACTATGAAGTTCTATCTCAGCAAACTGATTAGAAAAAGTCACATCTCTCATTTGCGCATCACTTAAAGTTATCCCTATTTGAACAGTGTCTCCTTTAAGGGATGTATTCATTCTATGCCACATTTGAGCTTGTGTACTCTGATTATTACCTGAATTTATAGACATCAAGGTGTTATTAAATAAACTAGAACCACTTTCATAACAAGTTTGTAAAGTTGTAGTATAAACTAATGGTGTGTTGTTTCCGAACTTTTCAGGTGGTATATTAAAAGGATTGCTATTCACTTGGCTTAGGAATATTAATATCTGAACTTGACCTCTTGCTGTTTTTGAAAAAAGATATCTTTGCACTCCTAGCCTTGTCTTTCTTCCAATGGCCCATGCTGTAGGAAATTGCCTTGTCTTGATCATTGGGACATACATTCTTTTGATCAACCCACTTCCAATATAAGTTCCTGTTGTCGTAGGTATAGGGTTCAAAGTTATTGTGTTTTGTGTAGGATTGGCAACAGAAAATATATTTCCATTCAATCCCGTAATTCCGAAAGTGCCTTCAATTACAATATAATCATTTTCATTTAAACAATGATCTGGACATGTTACTACTCCACCACCGGCTATACTCTGAATATATAAAGATGGTGATTCGTCCGTTCCATCATCTCTAAAGAAAACAAACCCTTGTTGGTTTCCTGCTATAACTTCAGGCGCTAATAGGGTTGACGCTCCGGCATTCCAAGGGTTATCCCACTCTCCCCATGTTGGGTATACTGTGCCTACCGTAGCCCATGTGAAGCCTGTCTGTCTTCTAAATTGTCCATATGTCGTATACGACTCATTAAAAATTCCCCATGTATTATCTCTATAATTATATTGTAAAGTTTGTGTAGGATATACCCACCTATTTTGATTTGATTTATATGTTAAATAAATCCATTCATTAATAAAATCCCTTTCCGCAGTTATCCTTTCCGCCCCTCTATCAAGTAAATTTATTTCCATGTTTTGGTCTAATATAGGTGTGTCTATACGGTCAGAAACTCTTTGAGTGGTTAAAGTAATCCCTCTATCTCCTCTTTCAAATACTCCTATCCCTAAATTAACTGCTGAAAAAGTACTAGATGTATTTAATTCTGTACTTATGAAATAAAACTCAAATGCGTTCAAGTCATTTCCTGTATATATACATCTAACTTTACCTGCTGGAGATCCTAAAATTAGTACATCATCATTATTAGTACATGTTAATAACGGCTTATCTAATCCCAGTTGCTTCCATCCTCCAAAACCTGTTTGATCTAACCACCAAGCAGTAGGTGTAGCGGTTTGATTTAGAGGAACTAATAACTCATTAAAATCTGTATTGGCAAGAGATGGATCACCTGTAAACGAAGCTGTATAAAAAGGAGTGCCATTTTGCGACCATATTACTGTATCTTGCAAATAAACAGGCGCTAAGGATGATGATTGAACTACCGGTCCGAAAAATAATAATCTGTCTTTAAATGGGAAAATTAATCTAGCCCCGGCTAAGTAATATTGTGCAGGCGGTAAATCTGCAATGCTATAAATATTTTTAGAAAGAGGTGGACAGAAATTTACCCATCCTTTTCCAGGAGGAAATGTTGGATTTATTAATGTGCCATCTGTTGGATCTCCATCATACCATTTAATGCAATCTGTGGTTGGATCTGATATGTTGGTTAAATATTGAACCATTCCACTTGTATAAGTTCCCGCTGTAATATTTGCATTTGGAAAAGTAACAGTAAAAGTATCACCTGCCGTGGTCACATATCCCGTTTGAAAATTTAATGTGTCCTCATCTCCTCCGGCAGATCCAATAAATTCATTTACAAAAACAAAATCACCTACTACAAGCGGATTGACGACAATTGTAAAATCCATTGTTGTTGAGGATGTCCTTGTAGATAATGAGGGTAAGTCAAATTGCATGCTTATGCTTGAAGCTACAAAAGGAACCTGAACTCCATTTGTTGCCCAAAATGCATTCTGATAATTTACAGTCCAGAACTGCTGATAATTTTGACCATTCCAACTAAAAGGCGTGGGCGCTATATCCGGCGACATCTTTTGAACGTAAGTTCCAGAAGATGGAGGATTTTTATAGTAGGTAACATTGTAATTGTTATAAGGAAAAGTCCTTAAAATATTATAAGATTTTCTAGTGTCAAAACCTATTGTTCCTTCTGTTTGTGTAGGTGCAAGGAATAATTCCTCTAATCCCATTACCGGAAGTTGCGGATAATAAAGAAAAGATGCTTGAGAATCGTCATTATTCCATGATCCGGACATGGTTACTTGTCCGGTTGCATAGTTTACCGTTCCGCTTCCGCTACCTTGTATATTTACTAGGATTCCGTTTGCATTTGTATCTTGAACTATAAAATTAGGAGCGTGGTCTATATTTGTTAAAGTTACAGACCCCGGAACTATCGAATATCCGGAAGATAACCCAAAATCAGTAAATAAATTAATAGTAAATGGATTTCCACCATTTGCAGTTACTATACTTCCATATATAGGATTTGCACTATCAAAGAATAAATTCAACCGAGTCAAAAGAGAAGTACCCCTCTTCCTTTTAACTTTAGCCCTATGTTGATAGGCATTAATCAGAACAGGGAAAGAATCATTATCAACGTTAAAAGGCAGAACATTTGTTTGCAAAGTTCCATCTATAGGGCCAACAATTATTCTTTGTGGTTGCATCAGTCACCTATCGCTATCCAATTAAATCCTGTGTAACTCCCACTGGAAGAAGTTTTACCCCAAGTAAATTGAGTATTTGATTTTACACGGATATATATTGTGTTATCTGTTGTCGTGGTCCCATCAATAAGCGTACACACTACGGTAAAACAGGAGTTTGGAAAATTTATGCAATTAGCTCTGGCAGAAAAAGTAATAGCTGCTGGAGTAGTATAAGCTAACCCTGTAACAGTCCCCCACTGTACAAGTATTCCTGAAACCCAGAAGTACCCTTCAGTTGTTGCAAAATTACCTGTTAATTGAGATAAACCATTATTACCAGTTAAAGAGAACAACTGCGTATCTGTTCCAGATGGTGTTGTAACTAGAGCTGCAAATATTTGATTTATTCCTGCAATTGCAGCAGGGAATCCTATAGGAGCAGCTCCAGTAGTTCTATTAATCGTTCTAGCTAAAGGAGTAGTTGTATCTTGATGTATTATGGAATGATATCCACCTATAGTATCACCAAATCCATGATGGTCAATTTGAACCCATGCGTTAATAGAATCGGTGTTAGTCTGCATATTAGGTTGATCAACACTTGGATCATTATTCGTTGCCGGTATGCCCGTAGTATATGTTAAATTCACACTCCTCCCCCAATATTTGAATTATTACCTTGAAAGCCATTATTCATACCCATACTATATAATGTATGCGTCCTTGTTGCCGTCCATTGCCTTTGACTTCTTTTCCAAACGAGAGTTTCTTGCTCTTTGAATAAAGGTTCATAAAAGTTAAACTGTTCTTCATCTCCTGTATCAGCTAGTAATTTCCTAGCTGCTCCTCTAGCTATATATTCGCACATGTAACCAAAAGCAAAAGCACTAGATGTATTTAAAAAGGCTGCTGGTGTTAAATATCCGGTTAATTCAACCAAATATTGCATAGCAGGAACATTTCTTAATGTAATTACATTATTATAGAAAAGAATCGCCCTTGGAAGTCCTGTTTGAAAAAAATAGCATTGCACATTTATATTATTGCCAGACGGTACATTTTGAGGAAAAGTTACATTTATAGTCCCTGTTTGATAGTTTATTGTATTTTTTGTAGTTGAATATCCTCCCACAAGTGCAGAATTTCCAAAAGGTGCAGATCCTGGAGCCATCAATAAACCATAATTTGTATTACCATCTAAAAATTGACCTGAATCTGTAACCAATATGTTCTGACCGTCAGATGCAATTGAGGTAATAAATACCTTTGGATCTACGCTTGTTACGGGAATATTATTAGAAAAAGTAGTAACAATTGGGGGATCTAATGGAACGGCGGCAGTTGTTGCAGTTGCAAGTGAAACTACCCCATTTAAATCTACATGCCCTCTTAATATAGGGTTAAATGGTGGATTTTGAGGTGCCACAGTAGGTAACAAAGGAATTTGTAACGTATATGCAGCACCTCCATCACCTACATCAACCACTTGATTATTTTGAATAATATTTGGGAAAGCATTAAAGAAGTGATTTTTTTGTGTGTAGAATGATGCATTAATTCCATTGATGTAACATGGTGATTCAAACCCCTGATATACCGGATAATAATTAACCGTTGTTGGTCCGTCATTACTTTCAATGGGATTCTGTATTGAATACAGAGGCATATTGTATTGGTCTACACCTGGAGATGTCATAAACTGATATGTAGTTTTTAAATCAAATATCTGCATCCTTAGATCAACTTCATTGATCCAAAATCTATTTATGTAATCTATAATAAGGGAGGTTGGAATTGTAGATTCATTCGCTTCCTTTATTATTCTTCTTACATATGTTATAATGTCTGAAAGTAAGTACATATCACCTTAAAATGTTCTAGATCCCATAAATACAGATCTTCTTGAATTAACAGGCAATGCATCTAACCGTTGTATAGTTGTATCAACAACTAAATTTCCATGATATGTCCCCATTCCATCTGCACTTGTCATTGTATTTTGCTGCATTGTAAATCTATGATAATTACATCGTTTGATTTGTTCGGCAAGATAACGAGGTCCCCAAACAGGCTTATTCACTGGAACTTTCCAGAACTCACATGGTATGCCAGCATATGGTTTAGTCCACATTTCAATAACTTCACCAATAATCTCTCTATTCTCTGCTGTAAACTGAACATATTCTTTGTCAAAATCATAATCTTTTCTATAATTTTCATTAAACTTTTCTCTTGATCCAATTGTTCTAGCAGGTTTTAGGTATATTTCTTTTGATTTATCAATATCTGATTGAGACATCTTAGTTTGAGGCTCTACATCTATCTTCGGTGATAAATTCATCCGATCTAAAGTCATTTGGTCTAAATTTTCTTTATAATCATCAAATTGCTTTTCAACTTTAACTAATTCTTTTGCTGAATCTGAGTTCATATTTGGTTTATTTGCCATTTTTTACCTTGGTGAAATGTTTCTAAATGCGCCTGGAATAGTAGTATCGTTATTTACCCTTCCTTCGCTGTTTGTAGCTCCTAAATTAATATCACCTATCGCCAATATTTGTGGCAATGTCGTACTACTAGATGTAGTAAAGTTATCTACATCTTGTGATGAATTTATATCTAGAGTGACCGAATTACTTGTTGGCAAATCCACCACAAAACCAGTCCTGCCGTTAAGCTGGTAACTACCAAAACTATTAGGCACAAGTAATCTAACTTCTTGACCCACCACATAATCCATATCCGTTGTTGTTGTTACTGTTGTTAATAATCCTAACACTATATCTTCAATAACAAATCTACGCGGAAGATAGAATTCGGCTTGAATTGGCAAGTTCTGATAGGGTGGTATTGGGTAGGATATCACGGTACCGCTTGACATAGACATACTAATAAGCTCCTATTTGAGAGCAGATTTTAAGCTGCCCCCAAGATGCAATACAAATTTTTAAATTACAACAGTTATCCTACAACGTTCATATCATGAAGAAATGCTCTCCAGTATACGACGTTTTCAGCTGCCCCCACAAGATGACTAGAAGTGTCAGCTGCTGCCGCCCCTACCTTTGCATTACCCGTGCCAATAATGAAACCTTGAGATGTATTATTGACAAATGCTCCTTGTATAGCAGGGCCATTTATCGTATTCACTCTAGTAGTTCCAATTGGCGAATAATATGGAGATGGATAAAGTTGAGATCCTACAGAGATTTGTACTCCTCCGGTATTTACGTCTCCTACAGCAACAATTTGAGGGTATGAAAGACCAGGAATAGAGTCCACAGTTTGGTTTACATTGAACGCCGTATAAGAGGAGGATGAATCAATATTAACAACAACTGTATCAAAATCTGTCACAGCAATTACATATCCATACGCTGGTGCACCTGGCGTCAGATTATTTGGCAAAGAATTTAACTCTACTGTTCCCCATGCTGGTGGAATCCTAAAAGCAACTTCTTGACCAACCACAAAGTTATGTGCGTCTGTAGTTTCAATTATTGTTGTAGTCCCCAAAGTAATTGCCCTGATAAATGAAACGCCAGGGAAATAAATATAAGGATACAAAATCTTCTTAACTTTAGCCGATGCCGGAGAACCTGCAAGATCTGTGTAATAAGTAGCATTGCTACTATTCCATTCTACAATGAAATTGTTAGCGTCTGTCACTGTAATCACAGTAAAAGGTAATCCATTCATCTGAGGCATCCCGGTAGTTGAAGACTGGAAAAGACCTTCAAACATTACTACATCCCCTACAGCATAACCATGTGCTGTAACTTGGAACGAAGTTGTTGTTCCTTTAGTGGAAGATACAACTTGTTTAGTAGGCCCAAATTGCAGCATTTGGCCGGCTGAAAAGGTTGTAATACCATCTGTTAGAACTCGACCCGTTGTATATACAGGGCCAGCAGTAAATACATTAACTGACGCAGTACCTTGCCCCATGTCAGCATCCCACCAAGCTTGAGGAATTCCACTAGCTGTTGGTGTATCCATAGCTGTCTTATTCAAAATCTCTACAAAGTCCGGCTTAAAAGGAAGATTAATAATCTTTGAAGCACCTGTCGATGTAAAATGCCCTTTTACCATTCGTGAATATTCAGTCATGTTACACCCCCAAACTTATAAAGCGTGTTGACATTAGATTCCGAATAGCTGTGTCCTGCGTCAATGCTTGCGCTTGAGCAAACTTAACTGCAAGTGTGGCATTCTGCGCTAACATACCGGAATAATAAGGATCACGATAAATCAAGTTCATGGAATAACCATCTTGATTAATATGCGTAATCGCCTGTTTACCTAATATTGTATTGTAATATACATCGGCAACATCACCCAGGTTATTAATAGCAGCATTTCTTGCAACTGGAGCCTCTGAGCTGGTCAAAATTCTAATGTTAAATATAGAACCGTACTCACTTGGCAAAGCGGATGTATTGTTCGGATAATTCCAAACAGAGAAAAATCCCCCTGGACCACCTGCTAAATTGTCATAATCCGTCTGCAATTCTGTCGATGAAAGACAGAAATAAGCTGAACGAATAGGGCCTGTACCAAACTTGTCTTCACCTTCAATACCTGACATAAACTTGTAGGCATTGTTAGTGTCCAAAGTAGTAGCAACTAAACTAAAATCTAACAGGCCTAAGTTTGTTGGGTTAAACCCATTCGAACCTTGGCTAGCGTTGATTTGTGACGCTGCTGATACGATGTAATCACGTAAAATTAAATCTTCTGCTTGACGCCATTTTTGTTACTCCACATTGTGGGGACAAGTCATTTCTGCTTATCTCTGCAATTTTATTTATAGTTGCAGATCGGACTATCGCATCACCTTTCGGTGCCTCTGGACTTAGTCTCTCAGGCTGTATTTAAACTTGCCCCTTGTTACCCTGTCGGGCCTCCAAGTCAATCACCAAAGGTTTAATGGCCACTTGTCAAGATGGCCACGGCTAGACGCTCGGATACCCAAGCTAACACCAATTATTATCTAGCCTAAGAGGGCGTGTTATTCAGCATAATCATTTGTTTGTAGCAATCCTCACGGTATTGTTTTTCATCTTCAGGAACAAATGCTAACTTATTTGCAGGGATATAATTCCTACAGAATTTAAGCAAAAGCATTGCCTGTTTAGATTTTATATGAAGAAATGGAATGATTTTTTTAAGGAATTCGATAACTTGAAATCTTACAGAGACAGAAAATCTAAAAGCTTTTCCTCTTAATGACGTTTTTGCTACCACAATAGAAAATCTTCCATATTGACAATTTGATAAAATATATTTTATAGAACCTTCAGTTACCATTGAAATCTGTATTTGAGGGCTAAACTTTATCAAACTGTTTTTTTGCCTATTCCCTTCTTGAGGCAATCTTGTCTGTCTCTGTATTGAAAAAGATCCATCCGTATCCATAATCCCAGCCAAATATGCCCAGAATTCAGGATCAGTAGAGTTGTTTCTTTCAATATTTTCAAAATTAACATCGTTTATCTTTCTTTTTAGATTTAAATCCTTACATGACTGATAATAATCTTTACCGTCGATGGGAGAATTTATAAATTCTAAAACTTCTAAGGCAGAATCCTTCTTGATTACAAGATAACTTAATAATTTACTTAAAAATTCATCGCAACCTACATAACCTTGAAGCATCCATTTCCAGATAATTCGATTTCCTTCTTTTTTTGGCTTATCAAATGCTAGAGTTCCCCCAAACAACTTGTTTAGGTATAAAGGCATGTCCTTCACAGAATTATGAAGCTGAACTAAAGGACATAACTTTCCTCTAGGACCAACTCTAATCCCAATATTTCCATCGCCATCTATTAACCCTGCTATATATGCCATCATTTCCTTTTCTTCAGGATCTTTCATTAATATTCCTCCTTTTTAAGGAGTATTATACCGCATGATAGATCATCCTACAACTTCTATTTTCTATGCTGCAAGTCTGTAACCCTCTTGATCTTGTAAGATCACCTGCTCATTTATGATACATCCTGTACCAAAAAAAGCCATTTGCGCCTATCGATGATATCACGCTGGGGCACTTGTGCCGGCGGCACTCTGTTACTTCTATTGACCCCTTGCAGCCACAAGGCGGGGAAACCTCTTCGGATCTCCCTCTCATAGTTACCTATGAGATCAGACTATCGCATACGTTATTACTAACGTCCCTTGAATTTAGTCGTTCAGGCTGCACATCTTTCAATTGCTTGCCCCTTGTTGTCCTCATGCTGCGAGGAGATCCAAGTCAATTATCAAAGGTTTTACATCGACACGCCGAGATTCCAAATCGATGCCACTATTCCCCAACTGTACAGTTGGCGGTTGCAAGGCTCTAGGCCTCATAAATCTACATGTGGTACCACCATTTGCGGGCATACTAACCTTGTCGCAAACGGTAATGTAGTTCCATTCTGTTACTTTTATGACCATTTAGTTAACTAAAACCTAATGGCGGGGAAACTTCTTCGAATCTCCCTCATGAGTTTTATATATAGCTCATGTTCTGACTGTCGCATCACCTTTCGGCGTTCTCTCGCTCAGTCGATTACGCTGCACACTAAAAAGTTGCTTGCGCAGTGTTGACTTTAAATGCGTGGGTACGTATAATAAAGCTTTCCACCTCAATCAGAGAGAATTTAACGACCACATAACTTCTAAGTGGGTATGGTCGGAGTAGGTACGTATAACATAGCTGGCGCGAGTGATTGCAGGATCATCGGGCCGAGAGCACCTGTAGTAGTAATACTCATTCTTTGAAACCTCATAATTGAGGTTTATATTTGATATGTGATTGGTTGATGACACCTAACTTACATCAGTCTTCAATCATATCGATGAGGAATGCGAACACCTCTTACGCGAAGCCCATAACGAAGGGCTGTCGAAAATTTATCTATACCATATGGGGATATTATGGCGACACACAAAAAGACATACTCTAAAGTTTATCGAACATGGATTGCAATGCTAAGCCGTTGCAGAAATGCAAACGAACCCAACTATGTAAACTATGGTGGTCGAGGTATATTTGTTTGCGAAAGATGGGAGAAGTTTGAAAACTTTCTTGAGGATATGGGGGATCTTCCTTTTTATGAAGCTCAAATTGATAGGATTAATAATGATGATGGTTATTACAAAGAAAACTGTAGGTGGGTTTCGGCTAAGGAAAATTCAATAAATCGAAGATCTACAAAAAGGCATAGCACTCATGCAGGCAACCTTGTTCAGCAAGAATTAATGGAGCAAATCGGGTGGACCAAGAATCAATTCCGATGGTTTAGGGATAAGTATGGAATTGCATGGATACTTGAAAACTTCAAGAATGGGACTTTGCCTTTAAAGACCAATGAAGAAATTGATAGGGAAGATTTAGAAGGAAAGCAATTTGGGTTTTGGAATGTGATTAATTTTGAATCTTACATTAGAAAAACAGGACATTTATACAAATGCAAATGTAAATGTGGAGTTGAAAGACTAATACCCAGAAATAACCTTGTTAAAGGAAAGACAAAATCTTGTCGATCCTGTTCAACAAAATACCGATGGGAACAGAATCAGTTTATAAGAAATTAACCCCACGGCTTCGCAATCACACAAAAGGTTGCGAAGCCTCTAACGCGATGTTCGTAACGCTGAACTAGCGAAACTTTAGTTTACAATCATTTTATTTATTATGAAAGTCTTAATCTAGATTTAAGCTCCTTCATTTTATCATATGCTTGTTTTTGTCCAGATGGGCTAAAGTCACTTGCTGAATGGTAGGGGGAAGCACCAACCCCCGAAGGTTGATAGTAGGGTGCTTTTCTGTTTGCGTCTATTTTTTGCTGTATGGAAGGCTCTGGGGCTTTTGGCTTATCAATTCCAAGCTCTTTAATTGTATGATAAACAAGCTTTTGTCGTTCGAAGCCTGGCGGCATACGAAGAATATTCTCTGCTAGTTTAGGATGTCTCTCAGCAAATTGCTCTGCTTTTTCTAAAACTTGATGAAAGTCAGAATGATTTTCAAGGAATAATTCTTGCTTAAGTTCTTCTTTAGCTAGTTCTTTTGCCTGTTGCATTGCATTTTTTATTTCTGATTGTGTATTCTGTCCAAACTTATTTAGTTTTTTATTCAATTTTTTATGATCTACATAAGGTTCATTAGTATCCTCATCATCATCTTCATGTTCTGTTCTATGAGATTGAGATAATAATTGAGCTTGTCTTTGAGCTTCTTCCCTTAGAGCTCTTTCGTGTGCTAATTCCTGCTGATATTTTGCTTCTAATTTTCTAAAATTTAGTTCCTTGTCGCTTTGCTGTTGAACTTGTGCTTGATTTTGCTCTTGATTATCTGTCATATTAAAAATATCCTTGGATAGAGTTTAAACAATATTTAACAAAAAAGTTTAATTTTAGGCAATAGATGATAAAAATTGATCGTTTGGAAGCTCATGATAGACTTCAATATTTTAAAAAACAGAACTTCAGTATTGAAGAATGTTGCCAGGATTTAATCAATCAAAGACCTTTTGGAAATTATCCATTTTACATTTTTTCACATGCTCGTACTGATGATGACGGTGTTACAAAAAGATTAATTTGGGACCCCAGGCTTACTAAACCTAGAGCTCAAACTAATTCTATGCTATTTAAAGCTTACCCAGGCACAGATTTAATTAAAACCATATGGATAATTCCAGCAAGAGAGCTATGGGGACAATATAAAAAAGGTTTGCTAACTGCAAATGAAACAATATGTCAAAGTATTTGGGATTTTCAGCATAATAGACATCTGTTAGAAGTGAAAGAAAATGATGATTTAAGCGATGAAGTTATACATAGTATTTATGTTAGTATATCTCAAGAGGCTAAACGAAAGAAAATGATGACTAAATTATATTTAGGCAAGTGATCTAGGTGCTTTTTTAAGCGTTTTAGGTTTAATCAACTGATCGTTCATATAATTATCTCGCATCTTTCCAGTTGGGTTTTTTACACCCGTTCCGTAATAATCACCCATACCAAACTTTTTATTTGCTGAGTGGGCTTCTTTGAATTTTTTCATCCTAAATCATCATCTTGAAGAGTATTTACACGTCTATTTGGTAGTACATCCACTTCTACTTTTGGATTACCTGAATGACCAACAGGCTGACGAATGCCTACACCATAATGTGTACCGGCATTAATAAAGTTAGATGACCTTTGATCGTAGTGTGGACAACTAAAATCCCACGGGCTACCAACACTATCTTTAGGCTGCTCTTTTTTATTTTGTTCTTTAATACGTGCAGGGTCTGCAAAGCCTGAGTTCTTATTCTTAAGAGATGCTCTATTTTTTTCTGCTGCTGTATTTTTATAACTTTGAACAATTTTTGTACTTTTCATAATTACCTTTTTAAAAACACCTGTGTTGAACCCTCCCCAACTCGACGGTTTTCGTTCTCGATATATGCCGCCCAACCCCCAACCCGGGTATGCCTCGTTTTCTTCGGCTGCTACAGGTAAACTTTTGTAAAAATGGGGAAATGAGGGTTTTCACCTGCATTCAATTGGCTTTTAACCTATTCCCCATAAATTTAATAACGAAATCCAGGTTTCATTGGATGCCCATGAATCTTCTTCACTCCAGCAACTTGTTGAGACTTAATTGTTTCGGTAGTGTCCTCATAGTTTGCCAAATGACCTGCACCTTCTGCGCTAGATTCGTTTTTAGTCTTATGTGGGCCATCAGGGAATCTTGGAGATCCAGATCCTCCGAAGAACTTGTGGTCTGTAATTAATTTTCCGTCTGCCATATATCACCTATATTTTAGTTTCTTTGTCTAAATTTACTTTATCACAAGTATTAAATCCAAACAGCATAAAATCTATAGCCATTCTTTGAATTTCATTCCACAAACATTTTTCCATTCCTTCATCATCTGAAGGATGATCCTTAAAACAATATTTGCATTTTTCGTCAATTTTAAACATATTCTTGCAATTCATGTTCGAATTCTTTGCAGTACTTTAAAAGTACTCTTAAAGTCTGTGAATATGAAAAGGCTTTTCTTTTCTTAGCTGAGAAAAAAATTGTCATATCTTTCAGGAACTGAAGAGTTCTTTCATCTAATGTACAAGAAAGTTGAGGAGAAATCCTATTAGGTGTTTTCTTTTTATGTTTTTTAATTTTTCCCTCTTTTGTTAAAAGAGGGTTATCTATTTGTTTGGCGTGTTCTATTTCATTTATGTTCATGTTTACATAGCCTGTTGTTCTTTTTGACCTTGCTCAGGTATTTGCTTTGGTTGCAAAGCCATAATCTGCTGATAAAACTTTCTAGCTTCTTGCTGTTTTTCTACACCCATTCGCGCATTCTTTTCAAGCTCTTCATCATCCATTTTAATTGATTCAAGATTATTAGCCTGTAAGAATGTCTCAAGCTCGCCAAACTTTTGAACTGCCTCTAAAAGCTTTGTGAGAGCTTCCATTTTCTCTTTCGTTGCAAGCGCATGATTCTTACTGATTTCAGACATTCTTTCCTCAAAGAGGCCCACATTGCTTTCTGAGCGTGCATCTCGTTCTCTAGCCATAGATAATTGATTATGAATTTTAGACATAAGTTCTTTCATCTTCATCTCTTCAAACGCATGCTGAATGTTCTGAGCTTCCGCTTGAACTGCTTGAGACTGTTTCTCTTGCTGTTCAAGGAATGGTATAATCTCACCTTTACCAGTAATATTAAGCTTTGGAATAATCATAGATGGCGGGAATACTTCACGGCCAAAACGCTCATTAATTTCCATCATCTGTTGAGCTTGAAGATTATTTTGTGTAGGGGTTAAATCTGCTTCTTCTACTGCTGTATGGAATTTACTGAATATCCTACTAAAGAAGAATGGTGACGGCTCCTCATTTATCATCAATTGAACTTTCTCAGCATTCCAATTATTTTGAATGATCTGAAGCATTCTTTCGCCAATAATCTTTAGGCTGTAATCCCACTGATCGAAGTATTTCTGGAATACCATCAGATTGGCTGCCATCTTCATTAACTGCGTTAGTGTGCTTATCTGCTTGTCATTCTGTCCAGCCCAATTTTCTAAGTTTATTCCTGCTGTTTTCCAGATTAAATCATCCATTTGTTGGGCTAATTCTAAGTCTGATTGCGGTACTGCCGAAGGAATAAGCTTATCACAATCCGTCATCTCATAGCCTTCATTAATGATCACATCCCATCCCTGACCGCTTTTCTTAAGGTTGTCTTCATTTGCTACAGCTCCGACTTTTCGTTTCCATCCGGCGTTAATAGTAGCAGAAACAATATCGTTATTAGTGATAACTTTGTAGTTAAACAAGAATTGGGGATCACGCATTGTTCTAATAAGGCTGCGCACGCGCAAATCGTAATAATTAATGTGTGGTTCATAATTCCAGAACACGGGCACCATTGGCGGCCCAATGTCTCCTAGTGGGTTATCTCCTTGAAACATTAGTTGTTCATTTAATACAACTGCTAATTTCCAACACGGTACTTCAACGGTAACCACTTGCATATCCGGTATATTCTGCAAGATCTCTTCCATGTTCTCATCGCCTCCGGCGAAGTCAAAAAACTGGTTTCTACTTTCGCTGTAAAGCCTTTTCTTTTTCTTTTTCCATTTGTACCATACGTAAGATAAAACCATGAGATCATTTCGAGCCATATTATAATTTTCAGGCAAGAAATAAAAGGACCCATATCGTTGAGGTGTCCCTGCCATAGGCGCAATGTTTTCAAGTTTTTCCGGAAATCTTTCTTCAGCTTCCTTCTTACTGATATACTCTTGGCACCAGATAAACTGCGCGTCAGACATGTCAGGTTCTCGAAAGTATGGATCGACCAAAAATGCATTGTATTCCCATATCTTTAGTTTGAGTTCTCCCTGAGCATGATCATCACCCATAAAATCAAGATAAGGCTGTACCATAACCATTCCAGATACAGCGGCAAGCTCACAGGCCTTGGAGAATTGCTCGTGAATCGCACCACGCATAGCAACAGAAGTAATAAGTTTGGTGTATTGATCAGTTGTTTGCGGGTCACTTCCATCAATTCCTTGATACATGATTGATTTACGATGCTGCCGTTGATACCCTGTGATCATGTTTACAGGTTGTTGACAAAGGTTAAAGTAATAATTTTGATAACTCGTTGTCGGCGCGAAATTGAAGTATCTATTAACGAATGTTTGGCTTCCGGCGTAAAATAATGTCTTTACATTGTTACTCTTCTTTCGAAGGGATAGGTCATTTCTGCCTATCTCTGCAATTTCATGTATAGTTGCAGAACGGACTGTTGCATACCCTTTCGGGTCCATCGCGCTCAGTCTCTCAGGCTGTATTTAAACTTGCCCCTCGTCACCCCATCGGGCTTCCGAGTCAATCAGCGACGGTTTATCATCGACTCATTAAGTTAATCGATGTTGGACTGATTCCATCTTGCGCTTTCTATAGGTTGGAATTTAGAAAATAAATTATCCAACCAGGAGCGGACGTTCCCCTGATTAGGTTCTAAGGAATTATTCCATGGAGGCAGTGTGTAACTCATGTGCATCCTTTATCTTTCTTAATTTAGCCGAGTATTTTCCACTACATGAACAAGAACAAAATTTATGTTTAGCCCATTTTCCAGTGATAAATTCTATATTACATATTAGACAATTTTTTGTAACCAAATCACATTTTAACTTTCTTCTATTTCTCATATAACATTTAGGTGTACAAAATTTAGTCCATGGCTGTTTAGATTTAAACGCTACACAACAATAATCACACTTCAAATCAAATAATTTTCTTGTCTTGTGAGATTCCTTAGCCATCTCACTTTGCTTTTTCCTTCCCTCTTCTGTCTTCATCCATTTTCTAGCTTCTTTCAGCTGTTCTCTTCTTTGATCTAAATCAAATCTTCCTTCCTGCCTGTGTCTTTTCAAATGATCAGACCTGCTAAGCATTTCCAGGTTTTCTATTTCATTGTTTCCCTTATCTCCATCTTTATGATGAATGTCCATTCCTTGGGGTATAGCTCCAAAATGATTTATCCATACCCATCTATGCGCATGAATTGGCATCATATTGGCCCAATATCCATCTTTTTGCTGGTAAAATTTTTTACCGAAATATTTGCGATGTTCTTCTGACATTATAACCTCTCTTCGTTACTCTCATTTGAAAAACCCACCACACGCTGAGATAACGTTATTCGCCCCGTCGGGCTAGGTGGGTTAAGTTTTTATTTATTCATATAACTTTATCATTTTCCATTATTCCCTTTATCCATTTCCATACATATTTTTCTATTGTCATTCCTTCTTCTTTTGCTAATTTTTCTATGTATTCATAAATATCTTTTTCAATATCTAATTCAATCCTTTCCATTTCTTCCCTCTCTTCTTCCATCTGATACATCCTTCTTTTCCAATTCCATATAAAGCCAAAGTGAGAATACGTTCCGTATCTAACTTAATCTTTCTTATTCTTTTTTTAATTTTAATTGACCCTTTAGACATAATAACCCCTCCAGTTAACCTCATTTGAAAGACCCACCAACGTCTAGGTAACGCTATTCGCCCCGTCGGGCTAGGTGGGTTAAGTTAATTTAAAGATAGCAAGGATTGTGATATCTCAAATATCCTTCTATCTTTTTTGCGTATTCTTCAATATTTGCCAATCTCTTAAAGAATTTAATTTGTGTTTCATGACTATCCCACTTTGATTGGAATCCAAATTTATGAAAGATATCGACCAAATCCCATTCATCCCAGTTATGTAAACAATTTCCAACATCATAAAAAGATTTTTTACCTAAACGAAATCTTAGATATTCATATACTTTTCCAGGTTGATCAGGGAATGTCTCATAGATTTCTATATCACATATCTCTCCCTTCTCATTTTCAAGCCAACATATCCAACAATTTTCCTTTTTGTATGGTGGCTCTGTTAAAGGTGGTGGCATTCTCATCTTTTCTTCCATAGTTCTACTCCCAACTCATGTGTCATTTCTGCCATATATTCGATCTTATCGGTTAACTTCTCTATAACTGAAACCAAATGAAACAATTCATGGGCTATTCTTTCTAATACTGGATCATCTTGTATTTCATTCTCTTTTCCAACAGCCTTTTTAATACAATCTATTATCCCTTTATCTTGTACTGAATCATATATTGCCTTCTCTACAGACTTCAAGAACGGCTCCCTTATAATTGGACCTGAGTAACCATCTCCAGCCTCTAACATTGTTAAAAAAGCATCTTTAATGCCATCTTTTACAGATTCTAAAAATTCTCGTTTGCTAATATCTGGTATTTTCATGTTAATGTGCCTTTTTTCCTTTTCCATAATAAGGGCATGAATGTCCTGTATATTTTGGATCTGTTTGATCATTTACTTCAATTTTATACCATCTTTCATCGAGAGAGCAGCATATTTTTGAACTCAATAAATTTAAAATCTGATGAAGTTGAGCTGCTTCTTTGCATTTAACTCCATAAGCCTTCCAGAGTTTTTCAAGCCAAGGCTCTAGAATTTCTTGTGAAATTCGTAGATCTTTCGCTCACTGTTCATGTTGTTCAAATGTAAGTGGAATGCATTTTTTCAAGGTATAACCTCCGTAGTTATCCGATTGAAGAACACATCAGGCGATCGGAAATCGCTTTTCGCATGCCTGCTAGATGTGTCTAGTTTGATCTTAGTAAGATTGTATCAGGTTTTGGGTATATTGTAAATGGGATTATTCACCAAATATCTCTTTTCTTAATTCTACATGCGTTATCTTTTCTGCTATTGAATGCCAATATTGGCCTAAGTTATTAATTATTCTTTCAAGATGTTTAATTTTTTTGTTTCAATGTCGTCTTCTGTCATTTATTTCCTGTAGTGGTCATACTTGTTTTTTCTCCATTCCTCCGCCCTTTCTTGGTCTTTATATGGATTGTATTCACTTACCCTATGGGTTGCGATGGCATAGCGTAACGCATCACAATTCTTTACAACAATTCCATTTGCTATAAAATTTCCTGTAATTGGATTAGATAGGCAATAAACATCTTCAACTCCATCATCTTCAATTAATTTTACTCTTGAAAACATTGGATCAGTACACAAAACCTCATGCGTTGGTAATAAATTTCGTATCTCAATGTATCCATCCTTCGTATGCACTTTATGATCTTCCGTTGCTCTAAGAGCTTTGCCGTTTTCTAAAGTTAATTTTAATATTTTCTGCGCATTTTTAGTCATTTGTATGTTTTCAATATATGACTCTACAAATTCTTCATCTTGGATATTGTATGCATTCACTATTGACCTTTTGCCAACCAAATCTTTTATACAAAATTCTCCTGCGTGTGTCGTTATTATAGTTTCTCCTGTCACACATGCATGATCAGAAGACTTAACCGGCTTATCATCGCCTTTCTCTGATGCTTTTTTGTCCCATACATAGCTTTCAATTTCTCGTATAAGATTCTTACAGTTTGGTCGAATTGTAAGATTTCCTTTCCGCATCTCGCTGGTAACCATCGTAATACCATCTAATACCTCGTTATTTGCATCTATAGTCGTAAGGCCTAATCTTTGCATCTCACGCTTAAAAGAAGCTGCGGATGGATCAATATAAATCTGCCTAACATTATAATCTTCTAGAAATTTGTGTACATCATGAGCAAATTCACTATTAGTCTTACCAAGTTGAGTAGCTTTTGGATCCCAGTAATATTCTTGATCTACCCAAAGATGCTTTCCTGTTTGAGTATATTTGCCTGTGCTTACTCCAATCAACAAACAAGCGAAAGGATTGCTAGCACCGTAATCAATACCAGCAATGTAATATTCTGCACCCGGAGGCTTCTCAATAATGTGCAATTTTCTGTCGAAGAAGTCAAAAATGGCGCCTTCCGCCAAGCACCATAACCCAAGATAATTGCGCTTGTAGAATACACCACTAAGTGAATTACGAATGCGATCTTTATAATGTTGAGGCACATAAGGGTTATCATCCAATGTTATTTGTATTTCGTAGTAATTCTCATCTCCGTCTTTAGCTTTATCAATCCATTGCTTAACTTTATGCGTGGGAAATGAAGGGTTGCATGTAGCATGGGCTTTGCTATGATCACATGATAAACGAGTGTCAATCATGTCTATAATACTGTCTGGGTAGAGTGTAATTTCGTCACAATAAGTTAAAGAATGCGTATCGCCTTGAAAGTTGCCTATTGCCCCTTCGTCTTTTGCACCTAAGATTCCAATCACTTTATCTCTGAAGTATAGCTTCTTACCGCTCCAATTACAGAAGGGGCGAAACATTTCAAACTCTGTAGACTCCATGATCTTCCTTACTACATTTCTATATGCAGTATCGAAGGTATGGCCCACAATATAAATTGCTGAGTCAGGACAGGCAATTGCATCAGTGAGAAAACGGAATATAGAGCCAACAGTTTTACCCGATCGAACAGGTCCATGGGCAATATTCCACTTGGCGTTAGCATTTTTTATGTATTCTACTTGTTTTTTACTGAATAAATCTGTCATTATATGCAAGATACATCACAGGAGTATTATGAGCAACAATGAAGATAAAGAATTTGATCGGGGCTATATATACTTGAGGTAACACATTCAATACCCTTAACTAAGGGATTTAATGCAATGGCAACAATGCAAAGGGTGTGGAAAATATATCAGTGAATACGGCTCTGAGCAAATCTACTACTCACGTTGTGAAGTTTGTTACCGTAATTTACATAAATATCACCCCATTATGATGAAAAAGATTTATCGAATATTTAAAAATTGGATGAAGTATGCGAAATAGAGCTAAATGTAAAGCCTGTGAATCAATCATTGAAAGCTTAAGCTCACGTGATGAGTGCTCGTGTAAGTGCGGTAAGATCAGCGTTAGTGGAGGAGATCGGATGGGCTGCGCTGCTGTAGATTGGTCGCTATTCCTACGCGTAGATGATGAAGGCAATGTTATCACTCCTCAAGTATTAAATAAACCAATTCCGTCTAAACTTGAATTGCTGGATGCTTTAGATGAAATGATAAAACGAATAGAAGATATGCCACAGCAAGCTATGGTAGTTTCAATTAATCATTATGACTTTGTTTCATTATTAATATTGCTTTCTTCTATATTTAGATCTGAGGGTGAGGATAATAAAGCTAAAACTTGATCCATTTTTTGATCAAATTTCTTTTCTTTTTCAATATCACCAGGTTCTATGTGCTCTTTTTGTTCTAATCTTACTTTACCTAGCCATATTAGTAAACTATTTTCACCCTTATCAGTTAATCCCATCGCTTTAGCATATTGATGTGCTCTTAATAAAGAATCACCTTTCGATCTCTTTTCTTGCAAGTAGACGCCAAAACCCACTTTTTTTTCTTCTTCAACCCTTCTATACAATGTTTCGGGGTGCATTCCTAAATAACCAGCTATTTCTGTGCCTTTACATCCCGCTATAAGCAATTGATCAACTTTTTCCCAATCAATTTCATAAGTCATTTTTCATACCCACATGATGTACATTTATATTTACCACACCAATTTTTATTTGATGAGTCTTGCCATTGATAAATTCTACAGTTTTCACATTTCCATGCTTTGCCGGCAGTATTGTATTCTATAGTGTTCGCATTTAATGATATGCTGTAGATTAAGAATGGCAACAATAGAGCAAGCATAGACCAGAATGTTGCGTTGTCATATTCTTGTATTCTTTTTTTTTCATTTTTCTTGAAGATAGTTTCGTTATGTTGTTCCATGATTTTCTTATATAATTTATTTTGATTTTTAGTCTAGTTTTTCTTTACAGTTTGAGCAGTCAGAAAGTTGAACCCATTTAATGTAATCCCATATTGATGCATTCACAGCTAAATGAATAGCTATAGAAGCGGGATTTAATTCAAATGTTTTTTTACATTCTTCACAATATATTTGCAACGTGAGAGGTCCCCATTTAAGGTTTTCCTCTTTATCTTCAATCATTTTCATTAGTTGTTTCATATTCTGATTATATCATGAGAGTGATTTTAAGTCAACTATGAAGATTTCTTTATTTTACTTCCGCATTTATCGCATACTCCTTTTTCTTCTTTCTTTCTGTCTGTATCCATATCATTTATATCCGATCCGATCAATTCTTCGGGTTTAAATCCACTGGATAACAGCACATCAATATCCCATTCATTGGCTAATATATTAAAATCAAACTCACCGTAGGTTTTGTTGTCTTTGATGCATCGCGAATCTTGTATGTGGGATGGAAGGTCATGATCGATGACACATGGAATCTCTTTCATTTTAAGCTTTTTAGCAGCTCTAACGCGTTGATTTCCTGCATAAACGTACATTCTAGCATTACACATGTTGACTAATACAGGCCTACAATTTAAGAATTCCGGATCTTCTTTAATGCTATGACATAGCTTATGCATTTGATCTTTTGTGATTTTGCGAGGGTTATTTTCTAATAGCACAAGATCTTTTATAGGAATGAGTTCAATTTTCATGATTAAAATGGGGGTTGCTCAAATTTTAAGTCGAATTGAGGTGGAATCTCCGGCATTATTAAAGGCCTAATATCATCTATTGTATTTTTTTGTAAAATTTTCTTTACATGTGATAATATAAATTTTTTTGCTTCATCGGCTTCATAGCTGCTATCGAATTGAAAAGAAGGATAATAATTATCATCAATTTTTATTGAAGGAGCGTTAGAGAAGAATCCTTCCCCTTTTGGATTTTGAGCTATTTTGAATCTAAATATAAACCTTTTATCGGCTCTTATTGTTGCAATTCCTAAGTGTTTTTCATTCGGTGTTTCTGAGAAAGATAGAAATTCTAAGTTGTTCATGTTTTTCCTGTTTTTAAGTTGTTAACAATATGAGATTATAAAATATAATATAGATAATAAAAAAGCAATAGTCATAATGATCATACTCCAAATTGCAATTGAAGTGCTTGGTTCAGGTAATTCATCTTTAAACGGCATATTTTTTCCTGTTTTTTTCTTTAAATTTTTCTTTGCATTCTTTGTGTTTGCATCCACAGCTTTTTACTAAATTATGATTTAATTTACGAGCTTCTATTACCTTTTTATTTCCACATATACATTTACATAATAAATGCGCTCCATTCCCATGTCCTAGATGATCATAATCATATTCAATTACAGTAAGTCTATCAAATCTTTTTCCGATATATTTTTTATAGGGATATCCGGCATGAGCTTGACCGATAATTGACCTTAAGCATCCGCAAGACTTTGTTTTTCCGGAGGCTATAGAACGAGCTTCAATTATTTTATACTTACCACATGTGCATTTACAAAGATATGTAGGTCTATTTTTTATGCTTCCATTGTAGTCAATAATAGTTAATAAGCTATACTTTTCACCTATCTCTAATACTGTTTTTTTACTCATTTTATAGATATTATTGTTTTTGGTTCTTCAACGTATACTTTTCTAGCTGCAAGTTTATTTATTTTTTTATCATCCATCCATAATATACCATTTCCACAATCAAGAACAAATTTTATCAAATTATCAATATCAGGTTTTACAACGTGTGGTATATCGCATAGGTCAGGCATATTTTTTTTACGTTTTGATTGAGGGTATGGCATTCCAAAAATAATAACAACATCATAACTTTCTTTTGAAAGAAGGTAGTCTATTGAATTCAAACAGGTAAGCTGACTCATTATTTTTTTCTTAAATGTTTTCTTTTCTACTGTTTGAGAATCAAATGAAACTATCCTGTCAAACTTCATCATTGAACGATGTCTAGCTAAAGGCGTAGGGTTCCCATTAACAGTAATTACCATAGAAAAATCTTCTTTGCTTGATTCCCAATGTATAGACATTAATGGCCTAATTTTTCGTTTTAAAGCTATTTGGCGATGTTTTATCAAATTCTGGCATAAAGTTACGATCTAGCAAAAATAACGGATTCCCAGCATATTTATGAGTTTTTTCGTATTTAACTTTCTTCCGTATCCAATTCTCATTAACTTTTTTAAAGCGCTTATCCATTTTGACCATAAGAAAACTTTTTTTTCATATCTAAAACATTGAAGAAAATATTGCAATGTTATATTTTGACCGAGGCGGCAATAGTCCCCATAGCACATTGCTATGGGGTTTTTTTCTTCCATTTTGTTACTCCTTAATATAGTAAAATTTTTGTTTGTGTAGAGCATGGTTAAGTTGCTCTTTAAAAGATTTTTCATCGTAATTGATGCATTCAGGCAATGACATGCCTGATAATGGATAGACTTCAATATATTGAGGTCCGCAATGATAGCCGGCAAATTTGCTGGCTATCTTTCCTGCTAAAGACAATGCGTATTTTCTGTTTTCCTCCTCCGTAGCTTGTTTATTTAATGGAATTTTAGGCTTTTCTTTGATTGCCCACGTTAAAGCTTGAGCTAAAGTAGTTTTAATTTCCGTATCCGGATGCGTAGCCCATAAAACAGCTTGTTCAACCTCTTCTTCGGAAGACTTGCAAAGTCTTTCCTTCACATCATTCGTTAGATCTAAACCTTCTAAACATTTAAAAAAAACAACAGCAGGCGCCGCAGGCTGTTGTTGTTCTTCTTTTGTGTTATCTTCTTGGTTATTATCTTGTGTTATACAAGGTGACATTTTGTCATTTTGGATGGGTACATTAGGTAAACCTGCATGAGTACCTTTTGTACTCATCGAAAAGATTTTTTTAATTCCAAATATTTCTTCATTAACTAAGCAATACCAAGTTGTTCTGTCAAATTTATTTTTACTGTGATATCCTTCAATTAATAAATTGGCATCTACTAAAGATTTTATAGATGATTTAATTTGTTTTTCAGACAAATAACCAAAATATTGAGACATTGAAGAAATTGTTTCATACATCCAGGTTTTTCCATCTATAAAATTATGACCTTTATGGAAGTTTGTTTTTATCCAATAAATAATATGATTATAAACTATTGCTGCGTTTACACCTAATTGTCGAGCTATTCCAACATCAAATGAATTAGAATATCCTGATGGTATTATTGATTTTTCTTGCGGAGAAATGGGCTGTGTAGTAGCATTGGAATTAGAAAAAGCCGAGGGCATAAAGAAACATCCTTTTCCCCTGGTTTTTTTGTTTGTACTACTTGAAGTTTTATGGCCGACATGGTATATTGACCTTAAGACTTAGCAGTATTTTAGAGCGGGTTCGGGGAAGTTCCTCGCTCTAAAACCAAAAGAGTAGCTTAATCTATGATTAAGCATCAACTCAAAAGTGAGGGACTCGTAAGAGTCCCAAACTTTTTATTCTTCAATGATCGTCATATCTTGCGAATACTCATCAATAAAATCTTCAATTTCTTCTTCACTAAGCTTTTGCTTTTTTCTTAAAAAGATATACGACTGAAATTCTTGCATGAGATCGATTAATATATCCTTGTCCATTTTTTCCTCTTGCTTTAATGTGTGTGTGATGCTAAACTCCATGCAGACTATCCCAAGTAGTTTAAGATTTCATTTTCATGAAATCTCCTCGTTGTTATCCCCGGTTTAATCCGGGGTTTTTTATTTTATTCTACCGCAAGTAGGACACCGACATTTTACTTTTTCTAGATAGCCTAATTCTTCCGGCGTTACCTCGCCTCTAGTGTAATTGCTAACTAACCTTGCTAGCTTCTTGCCAGGACTTATGCGCCCACTAAAGATAGCACACAGATAATTTTTTTTATAATTTAGGACTTCTTCCATTTCATTTAAACCAATTTTATTCTTTTGCATCCATTCCTTTATTCTCATGTATTACCTCCTTTTATTGTTCTAGCCTAGCACTTTACATTTTTTACGTAAATAGAGAAAAAGCTATTGTGCTAAATTTGATTGTGTGCTATATTTAAGTTATCGAAAGCAACAGTCTCCCTGATACCTAGATGAAAAAGACTAGCAGGTTGTAGCGTAGCCAAGATACAAAAACAACATAAACTTGGGAGTTTACAATGTTTGATTATTATGAATTTGATCCTGTAGCAGAAGAAGGGCTTTTAAGACCTAGTCAAGTTAATAGAGTAAGAAAATCTTTAGAAGATCTTATAGATATTATTTATGATCCATCTTCATCAGTTGATGAGGAGATAGATTTACAAATAAGAAAAATTGCTTCCGAATTAGGTGTATATGTGCCTTCCAATTCAAAATTTGAAAGATTTGGAGGATACTACATTGAGAGTCAAATTAAACTCTTATATAAATTAGAAGATCTATATTTTATTTTCAGAGATAAAGAAAAAGCAAAAGAACACTTGTCAATAAGAATTGACGACTTTGAAAAACTAGGATTAACTGAACTTGACATATCTAATTTTTGTGATAGTGATTTTTATAGTGATAGATGTAAAAAAGTTTTGGATAATATCCATAATGGAGTAGAAAGTGTGCTCTAAGAATTGTTTGATAAACTCAATTGAAATGTTACAAATTAGCGCATGGGAACATGCGTTAAAATATAGATACGACCCTGTAATTGGAAAGATCTACGAAAGACAACTTGAAAATTTAAACATTTTATTAGAACACGCTAAAGGAATTAATTATGAATCAATCAGATAACATATCAGAGCTAGCAACTGCTTTATCAAAAGCTCAAAGCGAAATACAAGGAGCAAAAAAAGATTGTGCTAACCCCTTCTTCAAAAGTAAATATGCTGATTTGTCTAGTATTTGGGATGCTTGTCGGGAACCTCTCACAAAAAACGGACTTTCTGTCATACAAACAACTAGTGAGCGTGACGGTAGTATTTATCTTTATACTACTTTGGCACATAGTTCGGGGCAGTGGATCAGATCTGAGTTAAAAGTTATAGTTGGAAAGCCTGATATACAAGCTTTGGGCTCTAGCTTGACTTACTGCCGTAGATATTCATTGGCAATGATTGCAGGTGTTTGCCCTGAAGATGACGACGGTAACGCAGGTTCGCAACCACACAAGATTGTAAATACTGAACAAAAAATTAGTCAAACAGAAATAGATAACATCAGACATTTATTATCATTATGTCCCAAAGGTTTTGAACCCTGGTTACTGAATGTAATTCAAGTAAAGTCAGTTGAAGAAATACCAATTTCTAAATATGAAGAATGCATTAAAAGAATAGACTCATATTTTGAAGATCAAAGACTTAAACAACAAATACAACTTGGGATAGAAAATGAACGAAAAAACTGAATGTGAATTTAATTCAAAATTAATTTTAGAATCACTAGCTTGTGGAGATCCGTACTTGAGAAGAAACTTTATAGGCGCTAGCGATGCCCCCATTATAATGGGGGTTTCTCCCTGGAAAACACCTGTCCAGTTGTATAATGAAAAAATTGGAGCAGCTATTCCACAACAAGAAAATGAATATATGGCCAGAGGAACACATCTTGAAAGTGAAGCCAGAAATAAATTTGAAGAAATTATGGAATCATCATTCCCTGCTAAAAGATTTTTCAGTAAAAAATATGATTGGATGATGGCTAGTTTAGATGGATTTAATGAGTTGGAAGAAGCAGCAGTAGAAATAAAATGCCCTGGAAAAAAGAGTCATTCAATTGCTAAATCAGGTGTAATACCGGATGTTTATATTCCACAATTACAACATCAGATGTTTGTTTGTGATATTAAGAAAATTTATTATTTTAGTTATGTGTCAGCAGATGATTACTTTCTTTTGGTGTGTAAAAGGGATGATGATTACATTGAAAAGTTAATAGAAAAAGAATTGGAATTTTGGAATTGTTTGTGCAACATGAGTTCTCCGGAAATGACAAATAGAGATTTTGAAGTAAAAGATGACTTTGGATGGGAAACTCTTTGTTCTGAATGGAAGCAAATACAAAAAGATAAAAAAAAACTATTGGAAAGTGAAGAGATAATAAAGAAATATTTGATCATTACATGTGAAAATAAAAACTGTGTAGGATCTAATGTTAGAGTTCAAAAGATAAAGAGACAAGGTGCTATAGATTATTCTAAAATATTTGAACTATCAAATGTTGACTTAGAAAAGTATAGAAAAGAAGAAAGCGAATATTGGAAAATTACATTAATTGATGATGAGGATTGAGATGAAAAGTATATTTTGTATATGCATGTTAATTCCGTTTATTTTAAGCGCAAATATGGGTTCTCTAAAAAGAGAACTTAAATTAAAATCTAAAGAAACTCTCCTTAACATGAGTGAAAATCATTTGATGAATTATCATTTTTATCTGTGCGGTAGAAATGAAGCTCTTTTTGAAATTTTGTTACTAATTGAAAAAATGGAAATGGAAAGTGGCGCGAAAGAAAAATGAGATTAAAGATAATTATATACAGCTGGACTTAATACCTCCAACTGAAGTAGAGAAACTATACAAAGAATTTACTGATGTAAAAGAAAGTTCAGATAAAGTTAGACGTGGTGTATTTGCTAAAACAACAGGACTAGCAAAAAAAGTTCAGGAGTTAGAATGCCAAATAGAAAGCCTCCAGCAACAATTATTTACTCTGAACAGTTTGTTAATTATCCAACTTGGACTTGTTACGAATGTGCAATCAAACACGGTGGAAAGCCAAGAAACCACATCTCTACATACCACCTCGGTGAATGTGATGTTTGCGGAAAAGTTGCATCCGTCACACGTCCAAGAAGTTATGGATATCCTGATTTTAAGTGCTTAAAATAAGAAATAAATTTTACCCCCTGAGAAAAGTAACCATAAAATGGCTTCTGTTTAGGAAAACTCAGGGGGTATTTTAAACTAAGTGATGAAATGAAAATAGATCATAAAAAAACAGAAACACTAAGAAAAATTTTACTTCACCTCAATGAATATGAAGATCTTGAAAAAATGGATATTCTTTGTCAGATGTCAATTAAATTATATATAATACAATTTAACGATAAAGACTTATTTATAGAAACTTTGTCTACTATCTATGATGATTTAGAAGAGAATGCCAATCAAATGGGAATAATTTAGAAGCACGTCTGATAATAGATGATATGTTAAGTGTACTAAATTAAAAATTACATTGTTTGTAATCTAAATTAAATTATATAAAATTGGGAAAATAAATGCAAGAAGATCGTGAAAATGAACTAGAAGATTTTATTTCTAGATGTAGGGTACAACTCAAAGATGCTTTGAGAGAAAAAAATGAATTAGATCTTGAAAAATATAAAAAACATAACTCTAAACCTAAGATACAGGAGTCTAGGAAAAAATATCAAAAATCTGAAAAAGGTTTATACTCTGCTAGCCAATCAAGTTATAATAGAAGAACACGTTTTGAAAAATCATGCGAAGATTTACTTTGGCATGAAAAAAAAGAAATAGGAAGATTCTATAAACATTGTCCTGAGGGGTATGAAGTAGATCACATCATACCAATAGCTAGAGGAGGGAAGCATACGCTTTCTAATCTCCAATATTTAACTAAAGAAGAAAATAGACGAAAAGGTGCTAAGTTAAACTATATATATGACAAAGAAATTAATTAGCAGAATAGCATTTACCCCTACTGAGAAATTCATAAAAATTCAAGATATAGCAACAAGCAATAAATATAATTTAACTTTAGAAGAAGTCCAAAATATTATTGCAGAAAGAAATAAAAACGGTCTTAAAGATGCTGTAAAACAAATTGGTAACAGATGTTTCATAAGAGAGCATCTATTTGATGAATGGTACACGTCTGAAATGAACACAAAAAAGATCTGAATTTTCTAGAGATAAAAACAAGAAAAAGATCTGAATTAGGCGTAAAAAACAATTGAACACGGCAGGACTTGAACCTGCGACACATCATGAGAATCTGGAAGACGCACGTATCTTTTTCATCTCACTACACTTACTCTTACCAACTGAGTTACGTGTTCATTAAAAAAACGAAGAGTATCCTAAAATACTCTTCGCTAACATCAGGAATGTGACGAATGCAAATTTTCTCT